TATTTGATTGACTATTTAGAAGGAAGTTATGCAAGTGATGAATACGAAGCTGACGACCTAATTTATTACAACTCGCAATTATTAGAAGTTGACGATTATATCATTTGCTCAATTGACAAAGATTTAAGACAAATTGAAGGACTGCATTACGATTACTACCAGCTTAAAAAACAAGACGAAGAAGGCAACGAGTATAAAGTAAGAAAAGGTTTCCAATATGTTACCAAAGAATCAGCAGAAAATCTTATCTTTGAAATGATGTTAACAGGCGATGTAAGCGACAATATTAAAGGCATCTATGGAATAGGTAAGAAGAAAGCCGAAAAGCTATTACAAGAAAAAAGTACGTACGGTAAATTTAGAGTATTGTGCCAAGAATATAAAAAAGAATCATCTGAATGGAAGCACAGAATTAAAACAAATGCTTCATTATTAATCTTTAAATAAACAAGTAAAAATGAGTTACGATAACACGAACACAGGAGCAATTTTCAAGAACGACAAAAAGGCGGAAAACCATCCAGACTACAAAGGCAAAATTAACGTTGATGGAGTGGATAAAGAAATCGCTTTATGGGTAAAGACTTCAAAGGATGGAACTAAGAATTTTTTTAGTGCTAAGATTAGTGCGCCATTTGTTAAAGATGAGATTCAAAGTACATCTGCTAAGATTGAAGAATCAGTAAACGATTTGCCATTCTAAATTAACTAGGGGGTTGTGTTGGGTTACCTAGCAGTAAAAGTAAAACTTTTGCCCCCTTTTAAAACCACTACTATGGAATGCTATAAACTGATACTAGAAAAAAACGGAGTACTACTTAACTACGTATTCTCAGCAAAAGACGAAACACAAAAGACTGAGAAGTTAAAAGCGTGGAAAGCTGAAAACATTACACCATATGATAAGGTTAAACTGCTATTCTTGGGAACGATTGAAGAACAAGAAGCATTAATTTATAAAAATATTTTGCAGATTAAAAAAGATTAGTTATATTTGTGAACGGTTACGGTCTCAAAATAGGTAGCCTAAAGGAATTTTAATTAACCCTTGTAATGAAGTAGCTTGAGACCCTACGGATTTACAGGGGTTTTTTTATACACAAAATTATTATGGCAAAAATTATTTTAACAAATGGCGTTATAAACGTCGAAGAGAGTTATGAAGTTGTATTAGAATCTATTCTTTACAGTAAGCGCAAGTGGATTGAGCTTATAGAAATGGATAAAGCTATTAGACATTTTGATGATGCTATAGGTATTAAAGGTGATTACAGGATAATTGTTAACACTGATTTAATTCAATGCGTTAAACCATGAGTGGATGGATTAAACTTCACAGGTCTATACAAGACCATTGGCTTTATACTGAAAAACGTTCATTTAGCCGTTTTGAAGCATGGAACGACATTTTACTTACTGTGAACTATTCTGATGCTCAAACGTTCATAAAAGGCAAGTTGTACACTGTTAAACGTGGGGAGAGTATTTTATCTTTAGAAAGCTGGGGTAAGCGTTGGAGTTGGGATAAATCGAAGGTTAGACGTTTTCTAAATGTGTTACAAGTTGAGAACATGATTGAGTTGAAAAGCGACAACATAACGACACAGTTAATCGTCTGTAAATACGAGGATTACCAAGATTCAAGCAACGCAAAAAAAACGCAAACGAAACGCAAACGAAATTCAAACGAAATTCAAACGACACCAATAAAAGAAGAAGAAGAAAATAAAGAAGAAAAAGAAGATAGTAATACACGATTCCTCTCATGGTTCAATTCAATGATTTTTAAATATAAAGGTAGTGAAGGAAAGTTTAAAGCATTATCCACAACAGACATAAACAACCTTAAAAAACTTAAAGAACTTGGATATACTTCACAAGATTGGGAAATTGCTTTTAGATGTATGTTTAACAATCAATGGGTAAAGGAAAACAAAATGTATAAACCATCACACTTTTTAAGATTGGATATGTTTCAAAAGTATTTGAATGAATATGAACCCGAAAAAATCAAAGCAGCATGGCAATAAAAGGATTTAAAATAACAGAACCAAGTGATGTACTTAAACAACTAAAAAACTATCGAGATAACTATCACGAAAGAGGTGCTTATTTAGGATTTGATAAAATAGATACTTACTATTCGATGCAGTTGGGTGGGTGTACTGATTGGACTGGGTTTCCTATGAGTGGAAAAACTCAGGTGCTTATGGAGTTGCTTATGAATACTTCAATATTTTATGGATGGAAACATTTGATTTATTTTCCTGACGTTGGAAGCAATGTCGAGATTATAGCTGACTTTATACACAAGAAAACTAGTAAATCATTTGACCCTAAAAAACCAAATACAATTACAGATGCTGACATCGAAAGAGAAATAGAATGGGTAACAAATCATTTTAAGGTACTTACTAAAGTAGACGTAAAGGCAAAGTTAACACCGATGGATTTTTGGGATATGGCAGCAGAGATTAAAAAAACGGATGGATTACATACGGCAAGTATTGACAGTTGGAAAGATATGAGCCACCCTTACGACCAATACGGTGGGTATGCAACTTACCTTGAGTTTTGTTTACCGTATAGAAATCACATTGCAGAAGAAAATAATTTACATTTGCATACGATTATACACCCCAAACTAACGGAAAAGGTAAACGGAGTTAGAACACCTCCAAGCCCATACGATTTAAAAGGTGGTAGTGAGTGGTTCAATAGTGGTAAATCAATGATTACAATTCATAGACCAGACGTAATGCACAATTTAGTTGAGATTCATTTTAATAAGATTAAGCCACGCTCAATCGGTCAGATAGGAAAGTGTGAATTATTTTTTGATATAAGCACTTTGACGTATTACGATATTGACGTTGTAAGCCCGAATGAACACAAGCATATTTACGCAAGCAAAAAAGGCGATATAAAGACCAAAAATATATTACCTTTGGAATTACAAGAATTTTACAAACCACTAGAAGCAAACAAAGAATTTGACGATGGACTACCATTTTAAAAAATAAAGATTATGAAACATAAAAGCACCGCATTAAGTCTAACCTTAGCACGAATCAATATCGGCTTAGTGATTAACAAACTTATCGTAAGACAAAAACATCACCTGACAAGCGATAAACAACGTGAAGGCATACAAACTATGCTTGAAGACCTTGAAAGTGCGTTAGAAGTGCTAAAAAGCGTATCTAAAGAGAACGAGGATATGTATAGATTAAACTATTCGTTGCATATTGAAAACATGAAGTTGAAAAAAGAGTTATTTGAAGCAACTAAAACAGAAGAAAATTTAGAGATATGAAAACAGTGAACAGCATAAGCGGAGGCAAAACAAGCGCATACATTGCAAAGCATTATCCAGCTGATATAAATATTTTCTCGCTTGTTAGGATTGAAGATTGTTTGTGGATGAAAGGAAAAGACGAACCTACTAGAAATTTAATTTCTGATAGGATTGGAAAAGAATTTATTGGAACGGCTGAGATGGATGAAATAATCTATACGATTTTAGATTTAGAGCAACATATCGGTAACAAAATTGATATAATAAGCGGAGATACATTTGAGCAAGTAATAAAAAATGCTGGTAATTATCTACCTAATATGATGACTAGGTTTTGTACTGTTAAAATGAAACTTGAACCTATCTTTGAACACTTAAAAAATAAAATAGAACTACCTTGTGAGATGAGAATAGGTTTTAGACCTAACGAATTGTCAAGAGCAGAAACAGTTATGCAACGTGCAGATGCAGATGGTATTGAATATTTTAAAACGATAGTAGGTAAATCAAAGACTAGAAATAAATGGGGACAATTACCGTATCGAAAAGTTAAGTTTCCATTGATTGAAGAAAATATAACAAAGGATGTTATTTATAACTACTGGCAAAATCAAAATGTTAGGTTTGCGTATAGAAATAATTGTGTAGGATGCGTTAATCGCCAGCCGTTAATGATTTCTCACATGGCATCAAAAGACATTGATAAAATCAAGTGGTTTGAAAAGCAGGAAATAAGAACGGGTAACACATTTATAAAGGGAGTAACGTTTACAGAAATATTAAAGTTTAATAAGCAAGGATTGCTATTTGAAGATGACGATTTTAATGAATGTGATTCAGGATTTTGTGGAATTTAAAAGTTAATTATGAAGAAATGCAAGAACTGTAAACAACCATTTACACCGATACGTTCAACGCTTGAGAAGTACTGCACTAAGTCAGAATGTATGCAAGTGTTTATAAACGAGGTAAAGACGAAAGACTGGAATAAACGCAAAGCAGAAAAGAAAGCTGAGTTGATGACCGTACAAGACTACATCAAGATAGCGCAAGTAACGTTTAACAAATACATTCGATTACGAGATAAGGACTACACTTGTATTAGTTGCGGTAACGAGTTAGGAGTAAAATTTGATGCTGGACATTACCTGAATGCTAATAATCATTGGAACGTAAGATTTAACGAACTAAATGTAAATGGTCAATGTGTGTATTGTAATCAGCATTTGCATGGTAATTTAATTGAATACAGAAAACGCTTAGTAAAATTAATAGGAGTAGAAAATGTTGAATGGTTAGAAGAACACGCTAAAAAAACACGTAAATTTACAATCGAAGAACTAAAAGAAATAATAGAAACCTATAAACAAAAAATAAAATAGCATGGATTTTATACTAGGATTAATAGCAGGAATTAC